GTGAGTGGAAATGAGCCACCTCCGAGTAAGGACTTCGATGATGACATTCCTTTCGCTCGGTTTGCGTCTGGTAAGCTAGCTTACGTTGTATAATGATGTTCGGGCTGTGTAGTGCAGCCCAGTATTTAAAGGAGAGGGTATGATCCATGTATTTTTATTCTTGTTGAGTATTGTTGGTGCTTTACTGCTGTGGCATTTCGGCCCTGTTGTATGGAAAGCTTTTAATTCGACAATGAAAGATGCTAACAAAATCGAAGACATTTTAGATAATAAACAAGAGGAGAAGAAGGGTGAGTAATTTAGCACAACAAATTAAGTATGGTTTAACAGCAGTAGGTATTGTGGCAGTTTTAACAATCGGTAGCTGTTCTGTTTCAGTAAATGACGGTGGTTATCGCACAGTAGTTCAGTACCCTAGTGGTGCAATGTCTGTTAAGTTTGAAGAAGGTTGGTACTTAGCTCCTTTTGCAAAGGAGACAAAATACCCTAACGTAATTTCAAATGATTTAGAAAATGGCATTAATGTCCGTTACCAAGATGGTGGTAAAGGTACTGTAGATGGCACTGTCCGTGCCCAGTTACCTAATGATGAAGTATCCATGTTAAAACTACATCGTGAATTCTTATCTCCAGAAGGGTTGGAAGCTAAACTATTTGTCCCAGAGATTAAGCAGGCGCTTAACCAAACTGCTGGATTGTTAACTTCAGAAGAAGCGTATGCTGAGAAACGTAGTAATATCGCTGAATGGGCTGAGGCAATTATGGAGAATGGTCGTTTTGTTACTAAAGTAACCCCTCGTGAGATTGTGATGACGGACGGTACTAAGCAACGTAAAAACATTCCAGAAATTGTTCTCGGCAAAGATGGTCAACCTGTACACCAAGGTAGTCCATTCAAAGATTATGGTTTGAAAGTAAGCGGTTTCCAAGTAACCAGTATTGACTTTGAAAATGCAACTCAGAAACAAATTGACGCTAAGCGTGATGCTGAGATGGGTTCAATCACAGCTCGTGCTAACGCAGACCGTGCCTTGTGGGAAAAGAAAGAAGTTGAGGCTAAAGGTGAAAAAGAGGTTGCTGCTCGTCGTTATGAGGAACTTCAAATCAAGGAACGTGCATTGATTGTAGCTGCTCGTGAAAAAGAGGTGGCTGTTATTGGGGCAGAGAAACAGAAAGAAGTTAACCAGCAAGCTCTGTTGGCCGCTGAGATTGATGTTAAGACTGCACAACAACAAGCGCAAGCTACTAAAACTCGTGCTGAAGCAGAAGCCAAAGCTAAAGAGTTGATTATGAATGCTGACGGTGCTTTAGATAAGAAACTAGCGACTGTTGAGAAGGTTAACGCTCTGTGGGCTGATGCTTATCAGCGTAGACAAGTTCAAGACGTCCCTAGTATCATGTTAGGCAGCTCTGGTGGTGCTGCATCTGGGTCAGCAGCAGCCTCTAATTTCATGCAGATGATGGAAGCTAAAGTGGCGAAAGATTTGGCAGTAGATTTGAAAGTTAAATAATAGGAGAATAAATAATGGCATTACCAAATGATTTAGATACACGTAAACGTATTGCAGCAGATGTAGAACGAGCATACAACTTATTAAATGAGATTGATATGTTGGAATCTGACATCAAAGATATTGGTGAGACACTGAAAGAAGAAACAGGTTTCTCAGCTAAAGATTTTAATAAGCTAGTAGCTTCACGATATGAAGGTGCTAAGTTACTAGAGAAGGCACAAAGCAAGGTTTCTGAAGTGGAAGATGCTAATGCTTCCGTTGAAATCTTGAAAAAATTAGTTTAACATTAGCCCTCCTTGTGAGGGCTTTTTATTTTGTAAAGGAGAGATTGATGTTACCGGATAAGTTAGACACGTGTAATTGTATGGCAGCAGATATGGAACTACTAGATGACATAGTAGCTAAACTTGATATTCTGTTAGAGAAAGAGCAAGGTAAGATTCCTGAGGAAACGGAACTTGTCAATTTGTTTAAAATTCTAAAGGAGAGAAATTATGGGTATTGATATTGGTAATAAATTGATGTTAGTTCCGACTGACCAAGACTTGTTACATTCGGCAATTCAGTTATCGGCAGATGAATTATATGATGGTGATTTCTATGATGCTTTAGATAATTTAGGTTTAGATTATGCAAGCCCTTGGTATGATGCTAAGCACTCTGCTTGGGACATTGGTATCTCAATGCCAACACCAACATATGAAGATTTAAACTATCGCCAATCAAAGTGGTTTGATGCTTTACATGAAGCACAAGGTAAACTAAATGACATTGTAGGTGAGTTTGTTGATACGAAGCTTGATAGTTTTCAACACGTTTATTGAGGAGAATATTAATGAGTGAACATCAGAAATACGTCCTTCACTTAGAGAATAAAGTGAAGCAATTAGAATACTTGTTAGACCAAGAACGAGTGAAATGCTTTGGATTGAAACGAATCTTAATTGAAGCTCGATTCCAATTAACACCTATCCTTGGTAAGCTTGATTCGATTCGTAGAGGTGGCTGATGAGCTTTAAACCTAGAAATACGGTTGTAGAAAATAAAGAGCCTGAAGCCCCAGAGGACTGGAGTAATAGCGAGACAGTATTAGTGGTTGATGGGGATGAGTTGTGTTTTGTTATGAGTGCTGCTTGTGAACAAACATCAGTAATTTATACAAACACTACAAATAACTTCTCACATGCTTTTAAGAATAAAACAGAATTTGCTAAGTTTACAGCAGGGTTAGTTATCCCAGAAGAATATTTTACTTCTGAATCTAAGAAAGTAGCTGAGCCTGTGGCTATTGCGTTATCTCAAATTAAGCGTAGATTGTATAAACTACAAGCTAAGTTTAAAACTAATAAAGTAGAGATTTATTTATCTGGTGAAGGTAATTATCGTGATGACCTACCATTACCTAAACACAATGACCCTGAGAAATCCGGTCGTTACAAAGGTAATCGTGATCCATCAGCTAAGCCTCTACTGTATAATGAAGCCAAGCAGTATTTAATCAAATACTGGAACGCTGTTGTAGTCAACGGAATGGAAGCAGACGATATGTTGTGTAGTCGTGTGTGGACAGGGTATAAAACTGGTCAGAAGATTATTGGTTTGACTCAAGATAAAGATTCAGACGGTAATTTGGGTTGGTGGTATGATTACACCAATGATGAAGAACTAAAAGGTGAACCTGTGTACAATGACGGTTTAGGTAAAATCTGGTTAGATGAAGTATCTAATAAGAATCCTAAATATGTTGGTCAAGGACGTAAGTGGTTATATTGGCAATGGGTTGTTGGTGATTCAAGCGATAACTACGATCCTCGTGATGTAGCCAAACAGCTTGGTATTAAGTTAAAGCGTTTCGGTGAGTCAACAGCGTTTAAGCTATTGAGTGAATTAGAGACAGATACTGATTGTATTATTGCGGTGCATGACTTATACTTGTCTTGGTATGGCGATAAGAAGTTCACTTACGTTACTTGGGATGATAAAGAACGTGAAGTTGATTATATTGACATCATGCAATTGTATTGGGATTGTGCTAAGATGATTCGATTTGAAGGCGACTACACTGACATTCGTTCTATGCTAAAGAAGTTAAGGATGGTTGAATGATAGAGCCTTGGAACCACAAACTGTCCATCTGGAAAAGTAAATCAGAATACTTCGTCTGGTTGAGGGGGTGGCTCAGACGTATTTGGTCTGACTTCCCTTTACGCTCTGAATGGAAGAAGACGCAACTCCGGCCTGTGACAGCAGAAGAGAGAAGATTGAAAGTATTCCACCCTTCCACTAAGAGTGTGGGTAAATGTTATTTGTGTGGTAATTGGTTTTCTGCATCTAAGTTAGAGACAGACCACGTTCGAGAGAGTGAAGGTTGTTATGATTTCACTACAGCAGAGAAGTTCTTGTGGCATTGTGCAGCGGATAGCCCAGACAATTGGGCATTAGCTTGTAAGCCTTGTCACAAGATTAAGAGTCATTCAGACCGTAAGGGAATAACATTCGAGGAAGCTGTTATTGAAAAAGAGGTCATTGCAATTATTAAATCGAAGAAGGA